CTCGTCGACGACGTCGACGAAGTCGGATTCCTTGTACAGGGTCATGCGGGTCTCCTTGGAAGAGGGTCGAACCAGGAGCCGGTGCCAGCCGCCCGAGAGCAGCCGGCACCGGCTAGGGGCCTCAGGCGATGCCGTCCGAGGCGTAGGTGAACTTCGGGTCACCCTGGGCTGCGCCCACGATGTGTCGTGCACGCCAGTAGATGGCGTCGACGTCGAAGTCGCCCTCCTCGGGAGGGATGTCCCCGCCGCCGGGGCGCTTGCCCTGGTCGGCCTTGTAGCGCAGGTCCGGGGTCTCCCAGCCGCGCAGGAACGCGACGTAGAAGGCCGGCCGCGGCGCGGTCGGGACCGGGAGGACGAACCAGGCGGCGCCCGGCAGGTTGTCCAGCACGGTCAGCTTGACCTTGCCGGTGATCACGTTCGGGCCGACGGTCTGCACCGCGCCGTTGGTGATGCGGACCTCGTTCTGCGTGAGCAGCTCCTCGGCCTCGAACTGCAGGGCCGGTCCGACGACCAGCTGCAGCTGTCCCGGGTAGAGCAGGTTGCCCTTGGCGTCGCGCTTCGTGGAGACCAGCGTGACCGCGGCCTTCAGGTTGGCGCGAGTCAGTGCCCCGGTGCCCAGGTTGCCGTTGCCGACGTTGAAGAACGCCGTGTTCGGCGCACCGGTGGCCGGGTTGGCGAGCTGCTGCAGCGCCGTGTAGTCCTCGGTGAGGACTGCCGACGTGGAGAACTCACCGGGCACCTGGGCGAGCTCGTCGAGCTCGTCGTTGACCTGGGCCTCGAAGGAGTACCCGAAGCGGCGACCGAACTTGCCGACGGAGATCTCCTTCTCGGTGATGTCGTAGTCGGCCGAGGGGTACTCCGACAGCTCGGGGACCCGCTCGAACCGCTGACGGCCGCCGGACAGGTCGCGCAGCTTCTTGGGCTTGAAGTTGCGGACCAGGGTGCGGGCCGCGAACTTGTCCCACTGCTTGGGCATCGCCTGGTACTGGGCGAGCATCTCCCGGTCGAGGACGTCGCCGGTGGCGGACACGAACAGGTCCGACGTCGACAGGGCCTCGTGGACCGCGAGCGATGCCATGGCCGACCCGTTCCAGGCGGCACCGAGCAGACGTGCTGCTTCGATGGCCTTGGGGTTGGAGCGCTTACGACGGCGCTCCTGAGGGCCGACTCCGGCCATCATCCCGGCCTCGTTGACGCCGAAGGATTCGGCGAGCTTCATGATCGTCATGGTGGGCCTCCTCAGACCTTCGCCAGGATGATGTGGACGGTTCCGGCGCCGGCTGCCTTGGTGGCACCGTTGCCGTCCGCGTCCGCGTGGGTGTAGCCGAACAGCGTGTTGCCGGCCGACGTGGTGGTCAGTACGTTGCCCGCCGTGATGTAGATCGCCGTGCCCTCGGCCGCGACCTGCTCGGGGACAGCGAGGTCGAACTCGCCCTCGCGCCACACGGTGGCGCGACCAGCGATGTTGCCGCCCTCGCCCTCCTTGCAGGCCGTGACGCCAATGAAGGGCCCGGACTTGACGGGCGCGCTCGAGGGCGTGTCGTTGGGGACCGGCAGGGTGACGCGGATCCCGTCGTGCAGTCGCTCGTTGCGCATGTGTCAGCCCTCCTGGACCGTGGTGAGCGGACGACCGAAGGCCTCGGCGACAGCGGAGTCGAAGTCCGCCTCGCCGACGATCTGGTCGGCCGGGATGGTGGACGGGCCGAAGCCCGTGATGGTGCCGGACTTCTTGGTCTCGGCGACCTTGGTGGCGGCAGCCTCGACCGTCTCGGTGAACTTCTCGGTGTCGAGGGCGTTCTCCGTGATGGGCAGGTTGGCCTTGAGCCCGGCGATCTGGAGCTCGTCGAACGTGATCTCCGATTCCGTGGCGACCTTGGTGATCACCTCGTCGGCGTCGGACTGGATGGCGAGGTCGGCCTTGAAGGCGTCGAACGCCTCCTTGACCTCGTCGCGCTCCTTGACGGCGGTGTCACGCTCGGCCTCGAGCGCAGGCACCCGGCCGGCCTTCTCACGCAGGTCCGAGATCTCGGCCTCCGTGACCTTGGTGGGTTCCATGTGTCCTCCTTGGGACTCCTGGGTTGTGGACTGCCCAGCCGGGTCGACCGGGACGAATTTGGTGACCTGCTGGACCTCTTGGCGGTCGCCGGTCAGGGCATCGGCGAAACCGTTGTCGCCGGTGGAGTAGGTCTGTTCGTACGTGGCCATGTCGTCGTCGGACTCGATCTCGAACCAGACGGTGGTGGCGTCGAAGTCGCGGATCCACACCCAGGTGCGCTCGGCTCCGTAGGCGTCCTTGAGCAGGTTCTGCAGGGCCTCACGCTGGTCGTTGACGGTCGCTTCGCGTACGCCGTGGCGGATGGCGCGCTCGTTGACTCGGCCGGGGCGTACGGACTCGAGGACCTGGAACGAGCCGCCGCGGCCGGCACGCGTGACGAAGTCGACGGACTCGGCCTGGACGAGGCGTTTGATCTGACGGCCGGCGCCGGCTTCCTCGACCTCGGCGGACGCGCGGATGGACACGCCGATGAACTCCTGCATCTCGGTCAGGAGCTCCTTGTGCTGCGAGAACGGCTTGGCCGGTGCGACCAGGGCGGTGCCGTTCCAGCTGGCGTCCTCGGTGAGCACGGCACCGAGGTCCTTGACCGACCGTTCGGGGCGCTCATACTGCTCCGACTCGGTCGGGTGGTCCAGGAACATCTGGGTGCCGGCGGGAAAGACCTTGTCGGTGCCGGCCGCCTCGAGGCACTCGGCGGAGTAGAAGCCGGACGACCCTTGCCCGGGGGTGATGAGGGTGACGAGCAGCTCGCCGGGCTTGTCGGCGATCGGGGTCGCCTGCAGCGTGGTCGCTGTCTCGGTGATGGTCTGCTGCATGGTCAAGGCCTCCCGGCGCGAGTAGATTGAGCGGATGCCGAACTTGGTGACCGAGTCCGACGAGGACGACGGCGAAGAGCTACAGATGCGTCTGAAGAAGTCGTTTCGTCAGGCAGCAGCAACCGGGTACATGGGTTGGGTCTGCAATTCGTGCGGCGCGCTGACGATCACGGATCGAGACGCGGAGACCCACTTGGCGTGGCACCAAGCTGAGGCCATCGGTGGGTGAGGACGACCGCAACGAAGGTTCAGCCGAGGGCGAGTGCGTCGAGCACGCCTGGAAGCTCGCCGGCGTGACGTTCGCACTAGACGGTGCGCACGAGGACTACGTATGCCTGCGATGCCCCGCGGTCTCTATGAAGAGGTCAGGGACTTGAGCGGCCGCACCGAGTAGGAGTCGCGCCAGCCGGGGTTGTGACGAAGCATGCTGAGGTCGGCCCAGTCGATGTCGCCGTCGTCGAGCAGCTGCAGGCGCGTCTTGCCCATGATCGCGAGTTGGTCGCCCCGCGGCAGGTTGTCGAAGACGGTGCGCGCATCGGGCAGGAGTGATGGCGGTTCGACGATGTCGAAGCCAAGGTCCTTCCAGGACTTCGTCTTGGCCATCCGTGTGCAACGGCCCTGTGGGTGGTCCTCAGGTCCAGGCTCGTCGATCGGGTACGCGGTGCCGTGCTTGGCGAAGCACGACGGGCAGGTGCGCCGGTCCAACGCCGACAGCCACACCCACTCCTCGAGCACGTCGGCGTTGGCCTTCTGTACCTGCAGGGCGGCGGTGCGGTGGGCGTCGAGGGTCTCGGTGCGGGCGATCACCATGGCGCGTGTGAGCGCCTGGTTGTAGCCGACCTCGAGGCCGCGGACCATCTCGCGGGCGGTGACTCGAGGGTTCTTGCCGAGGGCGACACCACGGATGAGGTTGTTGCGGATGATGTCGTACGAGTCGCCGGCCAACGGGAACAGCGTCTTGGTGACCTGCTCGCGTGTGCGGGTGACGATGGCGTCGATCTGCGCAGGGTCAGCACGGACCAGGGAGCCGCGCAGCTCGACCGCGGTGACTGGCAGCTGGGAGCCGATGACGTCGACGTGTCCCTGTGCGGCCTCGACGACGTCGGACACGCCGGACATGATGCGTACGCCGGCGTGCTCGCCCAGTTTGGTGAGGCTCTCGTAGGTGGCGGCCAGCGCGGCTTGAGCCTTCTCGGCTCGCATGACCGTGCTGTGGGATGGCCACTTCCCGTCAGTCGACTGGGCCTGCAGGTCCGCGATCGCGTCTTCCCACTGGTCGACGACCAAGGTCCAGGCGTTCGCCCAGGAGCGAACCAGGTCGTCGGTGGCTGCGTCGACGGTCTGCCCGATCTGGATCCGAATCTGGCCGATGAGGCGCAGCGTCTCGCGGGTGACCGCCACGGTCAGGCCTCAGGGTCCGTGTCGTCCACCGGCGCAGGGTCATCAGGGGTCATCTTGCCCGGATCCTCGTTGCGCCGATACCGGTCGACGGCGTCCTGGCCGGCGTTCGTGCGCCAGTCGATCCAGTTGCCCTCCTCGTCCTGGCTTGCCGCGATGATGTCGTCGACATCGGCGACATGCAGGGCGTGCAGGATCAGCTTGAGCGTCTCGATCGGAGGCAGCACACCGGTGTCGAACGCATCGGTGATTGCTGCGATCGCATCCTTGACGGGCGTCTCGGTCAGGTCGGGCCAGGTGATCTCGACGGTGGTGTCGGTGTCCCCGGCAAGCTCGACGATCTCGCGGCCGGTGACACGGTTGCGCTTGACCAGACCACGCTTGAGGGGGCCACCGGGTGCCTTGGCAGCCATGTCGATGACGTACCCGCAGATGCGTCGTAGGTAGTCGGCCCACACGTCGCGGCGGATGGTGGCCATGAGCTCGGTCGGCTTGTCCAGGGTCTCAGCGGTGGCACGGGCACCGGTGACACCCGGGTCGCCGAGGAGCATGGTGACGGGGATGTCGAGTCCAGACGCGACCATCGCGGCGAGAGGCCGTCCGGAGTCGGCGTCGATGACGGCGCCGGACTTGCCGATCGCCTCGATGTTCTGGTTGGCGCCCAGGTTGACGACCCCGCCGGCGTCGGACTTGCTGAGGTCGCTGCCTCGAGGAGCGGGGAGGGCGGCCGCGGCGGTGGCGCGGTAGTCGGCGACCTGCGCGGCCGCGGCCTTGGCGGCGGTGCCCTTGTTGGGGTTGGTCGTCTTGAAGGAGTACTTCGACAGGGACTTGACGACCTTGGCCCAGTCGGTGAGGAGGTCTGCGTACGCGCGCGCCCAGCTGATGACGGCGAAGGCGTCACCGATGCCGAAGTCCCAAGTGTCGAGGGCGTTGACCTGGAGCTCGGCGACGGGCGCGTCCCAGTCGACGGGGATCCCTTCGACCATCGGCGACCGGTTGGCTGGCCGGTAGTCGATCGACGGGTAGAGCCGGCGCATCGTCTGGCGGCGGTACCGGAACGTGCCGGCCAAGGTGCCGGGCTCGTTGACCTGTTCTTGCCACTCGCGCAGGAAGAACCACCGGTCGAGCCGGTCCTCGGGGTTGGTGATGACGCGGACGACCTCGTCGAATGGGATGAGGCGCGGACGTACGGCTCCGGTGGCCCGGTTGGTGAACAAGGCGGTGAAGAGGTTGCCGTCGGTGCCCAGGGTGCGCTCGTTGCGTTCGTGCGCTTGGGCGCCGGTGAGCACACGCCGTGTCTCGGCGTCGTCGAGGAACTCCTGCAGGACGGTGTTGACGTCCTGCTCAGCCGGGTTCTCGTCGTTCTGGCCCGTCGCGCGGGCGCTGATCTGGACGCCAGCACCCCAGATGTAGGCAGTGCGCAGGGACAGACCACGCTTGAGGAGCGGGTTGGCGATCGCCAGAACGCGGCAGAGCTGGGCGTTGGTGCGCAGGCCTTCGCGGGTGAACTGGTTCTCACCCCAGTGACCGATCTTGCGCCAGCCGATGTCCTCACGGGCGAGCTCGATGTCGGCAAGGGCTTCCTCGAGGAGCTCGATCTGGTTGATCGCGCCGTCGAGCTGGTCTGCGAGGAAGGTGGTGCGCTGTTCGGAGACGTCGACGGTCATGGCGCTCCTCAATAGGTGTCGATGCGGAAGTCGGCCAGCTCGTCGTCGAGGTCTTCGGCGTCGAGGACCTGGCCGATGGAGCCTTCGAGGAGCGGGCGGAGGACGAGTCGGTTGACGGCCTGGGAGAACGTGTCGACCTGGTCGTCGTGCGTGCCGTTGGGGAACATGGCGGCCTCGTCGACGAAGCCGTAGACCCAGGCATTGCCCTCGTGCTCGGGGTTGGGCAGCCAGACGTTGGAGGACTCGACCAGTGGTGACACGGCTTGTGCTCGAGCGACCTTGGAGCCTTGTGGTTCCTCCGGGACGATGCCGGGGACCTTACGGGCCAGGGACGAGATCACGGCCGGCCCGTTGGCCTTGTCCTCGATCAGCTTGAGGATGGCCTGCGGCCACTTCGTTGCCAGGGCTTTGACGGCCCGCACCGTGGTGGGGAAGTTCATGCGGCCGCGGACCTGATCGAGGAGGTAGGCGTCGATGCCGCGGCGCATCCACACCTGGCCGACGACGTAGTCGGACGCCTTGGTGTCCTTGAAGGTGAGGTCCCAGCTGATGAGCATGTCGTCGTAGTCGGTGACCACGCAGACGCCGTCGTCGCGTACGAAGAACGGCGGAACGTCGTAGTACTGCCACCACTCGCGTTGCAGGATCTCGCCAGCTGCAGGTGACGGTCGGCCTTGGTAGAGGGCGTTCCAGGAGCGGGATCCGACCTCGCGCTTCTTCTTGTCCCAGTCGGCCGCGGTCCTGTTGCGCGCGGAGAGCATGAACTCGCCAGGTTCGCGGCCGAGGATATCGGTCTCGCCCTTGTCAGGGTCGTGGTCGGCTTCGGCGGGGATGTTGATGACCCGCCAGTCGTCGCCCTCTTCGGTCAACCAGCCGGCCATGTCGTCTTCGCGCCAGCGGGTCTGGATGAGCACGACGGGTGCTCCTGGTGCGAGGCGGGGGAGGGCGACTTCGGTCCAGAAGTCGTGAATGGTTTCGCGCCAGGCCTCTGACTCGGCTTGGCTGGCGTTCTTGTACGGGTCGTCGATGATCAGCAGGTCTACGGGACGGCTGGTGAGGGAGCCGTTGATGCCGCAGCAGTAGACCGAG